TGGGGCACGTCAGGCTTGGCAAATTGCCGGCATCTCGGAAATGGAAAGATATCGTTGCCTATCTCGCCGCCGGAGACGTCGACGTCGGGCAGCTGGCGAATGCCATCTACAAGGCAACTGAAAAGGCCCTGAAGCGAGCAGCAACTGATGCTGCGTTCGTCGAGGTGTGCTGGTTGTTAATCAAGATTCCACAGGCCGCAAAATCCGCTGATTTCGCTGCTGCTCTCAAAGAGATTGGAATTGAAGGCCCGCCAGCTCCGTCCCTGTTGGATGTGGTGATCGGCTTTGACGCCGCTATCGAAAAGGTCATTCGTCGGGCCGACGTGCACATCACCGATTTGGGCGAGATGTCGCGCCAGGCCGGGATCGCAGCCCTCTATGAAGTGGCGCAGGAGCGGCTTCCATCTCTTTGGCAGGCAGGCGGTGACGACGAGAGGACGACGCTGGCTACCTTGGCTTCACCGGACAAGTTTGGTGAACTTGCCCAACGATTTTTCACGAAGCTGACAGAGCGCAACATCCTCTACTACCTGGACCGGGAATGGCCCAAGCATATTGGCAGGGACAAACTGGCACATTCGCTTGGCGACATGTCACTTCTCAATCGTTCCGTTCGTCGTCATTGTGAAGAGTCGACGCTCATCATGCGCGGTTTCTCGAAAGATTGGCTGGCAAAGAACGTATACGTCAAAGACGGGCAGATCTCACGTTTGCAGACGCGCAACTTCGCTTCCTTCGCCTTGAAGAAGATAAGTGCGGAATTGGCAGAAAGGGCATCGTCCGGTGCGGTTTGAATTCGCCTGCGGGGGTCTGGATGTCGTCTCGACGGTGGGAGGCGACCGCCGGGCACTGGATGTGCAAGGGGCAGCCAGGAACATAAATCTCCGGATCACCGATATCAGCAAGGCGCTGGTCAGCGATATCCCTGATGTCCTGCTCGATCTGCTTGAGGTCGCGGCCTACGTCTATTGCGCAGATCAGCAGACGCGGCGCGGTTCAGAATATCTGACCGACTATGGCACCGACTGGCGCCGTGAGATGGTCTTTCGAATTCCGGTACGCGCACACAGCATCTGGCAGCGTCAGGAAGTTCGGGACGGTCTGGCGGATATGCTCGGCTTCCTGTCGGACGACCACTATACATTTGAGTTTGTCCGGGCGCAGTCCCCGTTGGCGGCGAGCGAAGCCTACTTCTCCGACCTCACCGATCGTGCCGATCAGCCCGATGAAATAGCCCTCTTTTCGGGCGGGCTGGATTCATTCGCCGGGGTGATCGAAGCGCAGGCAGAAGGCAAAAAAATGGTGCTGGTCGGTCACCATGCAGCATCCAAGATATTCAGTATTCAAAAGCAGCTGGTTGACGCGCTGAACCAGCGCGCTTGCGGTCCGCGCCTCTTCTTCGTTCCGGTGAACATCACAAACACCGGCTCAGTCCCTGTCGAATATACGCAGCGCACAAGGTCTTTCCTGTTCGCAGCACTAGGTGTCGTTGTCGCCAGGATGTTCGGCAAAGATGAAATCACGTTTTACGAGAACGGGGTGGTCAGCCTGAATATTCCGATTGCCGGGGACGTCCTGGGAGCTCGAGCCACCCGGACCACGCATCCCAAGGTCATTCAGGGTTTCGAGACGTTCTTCTCATCGCTGCTTGAACGAGAGATCAGTGTCCGGACACCATTTCAATGGCTGACCAAAACCGAGATAGTTCGGAAGATTGACGCGTATGGCGCGGGCGAGTTGCTTGCCCAAACGAATAGCTGCACTCGTCCCCGTGCCATGACGAAACAACATCCTCACTGCGGGGTGTGTTCACAATGTATCGATCGGCGATTTGCGGTGCTCGCCGCAGGTCTCGGCGACGCGGAACCTGGCGATTTGTACGGTGTCGATCTTCTGACCGGCGACCGCACTCACGACCGCGACGTACGGATGGCTGCAGCCTATGTGAAGTTCTTTCGGGATTTTCCGGACACGCCAAGAAATCGGTTCACTGCCGAATATCCGGAAATCATTTCCGCGCTCGACCACTTCCATGACACACCGCGGCACCAAGCGGCCGACCGTATATACGAGATGTACATGCGGCATCATGAGGACGTCATAGGTGTGCTCAACAGCGGTGTTGCGGCACACCTTCCTCAATTGACGAGCGGCGGGCTTCCAGCTGGTTCCTTGCTTGCCATGCTGTTTAATCAGAACCGGATCGAGGTGGCCGAGCCATCTGGCTATCAGGAGGAAGCCCGGACGTTTGTGGATCGGCTCGCAGCACCTGTCTGTGAATTCGCGGTCGATGCGAGCGCGCGCAATATCCGGTTCCGAGGCGACCTTGTGCTGGAAGGGAAAAGTTTTGAACTTTTCGAGGCGCTGCTTCCCGTATTTCGGCAGGGCAAGTCGCATGGCCACGACGTTGCATCCATCCAGGCGCAGGATCTGGCTAATAAGCTCAGTCTCACAGGTCAATCGCTTCGCCAGCAGGTAAACCGCCTGCGCAAGGCAATCACCGAGGATCTCGTTCTCGGCCAAGGGCTGCCCTTTGACGAGAACGATATCATCGAGAACCAGCCCGGGAAAGGCTATCGAATCAACCCGGGGCTTCAAGAAATTTCGCTGGGTGACCTGCTGCGAAAATAAGCGATGTCACATCGCAAGCACGTCCATGTCACAGCCATGATGCGCACTCCCCCGGAATCCTGAAGATTCATAGGGGGTGAACGTCACAACTAATTCCGGCGCTGATTATATCGCGAAACGCCCACTCCAACGAAAATCGACGTACTTCCAAGGGGCTCCTCGAAGCCCGGGAAACCTCGGTTCAACGGAGTGGTATCATGACAAAGCACCTCAATCAGATCGATCTCGCTGATCGCTGGAATATCTCCCACCGCACGCTCGAGCGCTGGCGCTGGACCGGCGAAGGCCCGCAGTTCGTCAAGCTCGGCGGCCGCGTGGTTTACCGCCTCGGGGACATCGAGGAGTTCGAGGCCGAACAGCTGCGCGACCGCACGGCGCGCCAGAATCCGGGAGCGCAGTAGCGTGCGTTTCCACATCTTTCTGGCGACCATTCCGGCGGAGCAGGTCCTGTGGATCATCATTTTCCTCAGTCGCTAGGCGGCACCCCCGCCATTCCCGATCCGGCGCAAATCGCGACGTTCATCGATGTAGTCTGTGGCCATTGCGACGGCCTCATCCCCGTGCGTGCGTATGTCGACAAGGGTCAGGATTTGAACCGGGTGCCGCAGACCATCTGGACGCCTGCAGACGCTGCAGCCGCTCCTAAAATCGCGGAATTTTCGCGGTTGGCAGCCGATGCGGGAATGGGCGTGTTCGTCGTGCCGGGTACCGTCGCGGAGATCGGACAGGCGAAGGCCGCTGATGTCCGGCAAATGCAGACGATCCTCGTCGATCTCGACTCTGGTGACATCAATGCCAAGCGGGATCACCTTGCGCTTCATCTCGGGGAGCCGACGCTCGAGATCGCGTCTGGCGGGCTGACCGCTGAGGGGCAGTGCAAGTTGCACCTCTACTGGCGGCTGTCGGAACCAGCAGCGGGCGACGATATCGCGCTCCTGTGCCGGGTGCGCGGCGAAATCGCTGGTAAGGTCGGTGGCGATCTATCCTTCCGGTCGGCCCATCAGCCGATCCGCGTCGCAGGCAGCATATACCGGAAAGGTGGCGAACGGCGCCTCGTAAACATTTTGCATCATCGGGGCGCGAACGAAGCCCACCTCGAAGAGGTGGCTGCAGCCGTAACCGCGATGCCGATGCTGCCGGGACTCATTGCCGCTATCCATCCATCGACATCAAAACCTTCCCTCGACACGATCCTGACCAATCCGGTGCATGAAGGTGGTGAAGATGCGTGGACACGGTTTGACGGCGCAAGCGCTGCAATCGGTCACTACGTGCGGATGGTCCATGAGGGTCGGCTCAGCAAAGCGGAAGGCTGGGAGGCTATCTGCGCGTTCAATGCCGCCATGCTGCGGCCCAGCTGGCCACTTGAACGGCTGCGTGAGGAAGCCGATCGCATCTCGAAGCGCCATCGTGAGCGCAACGGCCCAGCGGCCGCCGCGACTGTCGCCCGCGCACCCCGGTCGCTGCCAGCCTTATCGCTGGGTGCGCTGCTCGATGATAGCGGGCCGATGCCCGACGATATCATCGCCCCTCGCGTTTTGACTCCCGGCGGCATGCTGGTTGTGGGTGGCGCACCCAAGGTGGGCAAGAGCGATTTTCTGATCTGCATGCTCGTGCACCTGGCAGCTGGCCGGCCATTTCTGCGGTTCACGCCCCCTCGGCCGCTGCGGATTTTCTACCTTCAGGCCGAGATCCAGTACCATTATCTGCGCGAACGATTGCAGGCGATCCGCCTCGATCAGCAGGTTATGGCGGCGGCGCGGGATAATCTCATCGTGACGCCAAAGCTGAACCTGTTGCTCGACGAGAAGGGCGTCGCGCTCGCGATCGACGCAATCGCCAGGTATTTTCCGGACGCGCCACCCGACATCATCTGCATCGATCCCATTCGTAATGTATTCGACGGGGGCCCCGACGGTGGTGGGGAAAACGATAACGCCGCCATGCTATTTTTCCTTCAGCAGCGGGTCGAGGCGTTGCGTGACGCTGCCGCACCTGACGCAGGCTTGATCCTCGCACACCATACCAAGAAGCTGACGAAGAAACAGGTCGGTGAGGATCCGTTTCAGGCGCTGTCCGGTGCAAGTTCGCTGCGCGGTTTCTATACCTCAGGCATCATCATGCATCGCCCGCTGGAAGGCCGCGGCGAGCGACGGCTCGAGATCGAACTGCGCAACGGCCCGGCCCTTGAGCCGATGCTGATCGACAAGCGTGGCGGGCAGTGGATGGAGGTGGATGCCAATAATGACCGGCTGGTACGCCAGGAAATCGGCGGCCTCCTGGATGCCGAACGCGTGCGTAAGCATGACGTAATTCTCGGGATCCTGCTCGACGAGGCTGCGGCTGGACGGCTGTACACCTCGACGCAGTTTGCCGAGAAATTCGAAAACCAGGCAGGTCTTGGCGGCAAGCACACCATCCGGGACCGTACCAGCGTGCTCGCGACCAAGGGCTACATCAAATTCGTGCGCGAGGGCGCCTCCTATGGCCTGGGCGGGACGACATCCAAGTTCGGCTTCATGTGCACCGAAGGAATGGCCTTTCCCGGGACCGATGAGGTTGCCGATGGGGACACCGGTGAGTTGCATCGCGACATGCTCGATGTCCTGCCGAGCCATTTCAAATGTCCGCAGTCAGGAGGTCCGCTGCCGGTCGAGAATCCGCGGATCTGGGTCTATCCGGAGGAGGATCAGTGACCGTGCTCCGGACAAACGCACCCTGCGCAGGTTTTCGCACAATCCAGTTGCGGAAGTTGCGGCGAACATCGGTAACTGCATCCGAAGAGCTACGCTGCCCTTCGCCGGGATGCGCGCAATCCAGTTGCGGGCGGTTTTCGCAACTACCCCCGCAGACCTGCGCAACGATGCGCCGTGACGCCTACAATCCAGTTGCGGACGCACTGGCGGGTTTCGTCTTGCGCAACTTCAATTTCTGGCAGTTTTCTGCGGGTTTCGGACCCCTGTTATGTTGTCGGTGTGTAACCCCCATTCTAAAGAATGGGGGCGCATCCCGTGAGGTGTGCGTCCCCCATCAGAATGGGAACCCGCGTCTCGTCGTTTCAGCTCATCAGCGCGCGCCTCCCTGATCAGCTGCTCTGCTTCTCAAATATTCAGTCCTGACCCGAATTCAACGGAGACCTGTATGGCTTCGCATACCCCCGCTTTGCCCATCGGCATCGCATCCACTTCCATGACCCCCGGTTCAGTATCGCCGGTCCGCGTCCCATTCTTTGCCCTGCGCCCCAGCGGTATCGGTGACCTTTCGGCTCCGGCCGGGGTGGTGGCACGATGAAGTGGCATCCCCGCGGTTATGGCGGCGAGCGCCGCAGCCCAGATGAAGTCAAACGCGATGGCTGGAGGGAAATGGGCGTGCTCGCCATTTCGGCCGTCGACCCCCGGCTGTCCTGGCCCGAACGCGAACTCGTCCGTCAATTGGGAGAGAAGCTCTACGGACCATCGTCCGCAGCAAGGAAGGTGAACGATGGCGCGCGGTCGTAAGCGGAAAGCAGGTCTGCGGCATCCTTCGGGCAAACTGGTGCAGCCCGGCACCGGCGAACTCCAGCGCGAGGCAATGGCAACCGTAATCGAGGCCCGGCAGCGACATTATGGGGTGACGGCAAAGCAGGCCAGTGACGCACGGCTCGGCACCGCGCTGGGACGACTTGCGTTCGCGGGCAAGGTCACTGCCGACCAGTACGCAGCTGGCGAGATGTATGGGGAGATCATGGCCCGCAATCGCGCCGTGATGGGCCTGCCTATGGATCAACCTCGCTCAGTCACAGCGCTGCTGATCAACGAGGGGATCTTCGGTGGCAGTGCGCCTGACCATGATCCTGAACTGGTTGAGAAGGTTCGTCGGCGCGCTGCTGCGACGGTCATGATGCTGCGTACGGCCGACCACGATGCCCCGGGCACTGCCGGGCGTAAGCCCAGCGTATTGGTTCATGCGGTTGTTTGCCATGAGGCAGAAGCATCGAACTGGCCTGCGGCTGACATCGTCAACCTTGGCCACGGTCTTGATGCGTTGTGCCGGCTGTTCCGTATCAGCAGCGACAGTTCGTGATGGTATCACTTGCCTATCAAGTTCAGTAACAAACTGAATCTATTGCATTATTGCCTGTTTCATTATTGACCAGACTCGACAGATGCTATATGCCTTCCGAAATAGAGAATTAAGAACTGCGCCCGGAGCCCACCCGCTTCCGGGCGTTGTTCGTTTCAGGCGTTGCGCATGGCTGAACGGCAACGGGGACGTCGGGCGGTCGCGCAGCGCCTGCGACGATTACAGGCCGAACCGCTGTGCCGGGACTGTGTCGCCAAGGGGGTCGTCCGGGAAGCCACAGTACCGGACCATATCGTTCCGCTCACCAAGGGTGGCAGCGACGATGACAGCAACATCCGCTGCCTCTGCGCCGACTGCCACAAGGCACGCACCGCCGAGCAGTTCGGTCATCGCAGGACCATCGGCACCTGCCCAGATGGCTGGCCGATCGGCTGATCAGGCCGGGGGGCGGGTCGAAACTCTGGGCCCTTGGGCAAGGAAACCGGCGCGGGTCTGAATCTTCCACGTCCGCACAATGGCTAAGGGGGGTCAATGACAATCCAGGTCGAGTCCCGCCAGGTCACTGCGCTCATCCCCTATGCCCGCAATGCGCGCACGCATAGCGACGCGCAGGTGGCGCAGATCGCGGCGAGTATCCGCGAGTTCGGGTGGACCAATCCGATCCTGATCGACGGCGCGGATGGCATTATCGCGGGCCACGGCCGGTTGCTTGCGGCGCGCAAGCTCGGCCATGTGGACGTGCCGTGCATTGTCCTTGATGGACTGTCCGAAACGCAGAAGCGGGCGCTGATCATTGCCGACAACAAGCTGGCCCTGAATGCCGGCTGGGACAACGCCATGCTCGCGCTTGAGATTGGCGAACTGGCCGACGCTGACTTTGACATGGCGCTGCTCGGCTTCTCTGATGACGAGATGGCCGCGCTGACGATCGACAAGACCGAGGGTTTAACCGATCCCGACGATGTGCCCGAGGCGCCTGCCGATCCCGTTTCGGTTCCGGGCGACATCTGGCTGATGGGAAAGCATCGGATTGTCTGCGGGGATTCGACCGACGCGGATTGCGTCGCGGCCGCGCTGAACGGCGTGGTGCCGCATTTGATGGTTACAGACCCGCCCTATGGGGTGGAGTATGATGCCAGTTGGCGTGTGGACGCGGGCGTGAACAAGGACACTGCCGCGCTCGGCAAGGTCATGAACGACGACAAAGCCGATTGGACCGAAGCGTGGGCGTTGTTCCCTGGCGACGTGGCCTATGTCTGGCACGCCGGGCTCCATGCCGGCACGGTCGCCGACAGCCTAGCCACAGCGGGCCTTGTACCGCGTTCGCAGATCATCTGGGCGAAGAGCCAGATGGTGATGAGCAGAGGCGACTATCATTGGCAGCACGAGCCCTGCTGGTATGCCGTCCGCAAGGGCAAGCCGGGCCGTTATGATGGGGGCCGCAAGCAGACCACCCTCTGGCAGATCGATAAGCCCAAGAGGTCCGAAACCGGCCACTCCACCCAAAAGCCCGTCGAGTGCATGAAGCGCCCGATCGAGAATAACAGCAGCGCGGGACAGGCGGTGTACGAGCCTTTCAGCGGCAGCGGCACGACGATCATCGCGGGCGAGATGACGGGCCGCTCCATCCACGCGATCGAACTCAGCCCGGCTTATGTCGACGTAGCGGTCATCCGCTGGCAGGAGTTCACAGGCCTGCAGGCGACGCACGCTGACGGCCGCCTGTTCGATGACATGCGGGCCGCGCGGGATGCCAAGGTCGCCGCCTGATGCCAGGACCACCGAGGAAGCCGACCGCGCTCAAGATCGTTGCCGGCAATCCCGGTAAGCGGGCGCTGCCCAAGAAGGAACCGAAACCGCGCGGCAATCTGCGCGATCCGCCGGCCTGGCTGACGCAAGAGCAGCGGGTTGGCTGGGAATACGCGATCGAGACCGCGCCCTATGGCTTGCTCAAGCGGGTCGATCGTTCGACGCTGGTGGCATGGGTCATCGCTGAAGACCTCCACCGTCAGGCTGCGCAGAAACTGAATACAGGCGCCTTGCTGATCAAGACGCCCAACGGGATGCCGGTGCAGTCGCCCTACATCTCGATCGTCAACAAGCAGGCGGCGATCATGTTGAAAGCGGCGAGCGAGATGGGGTTTACGCCCGCGTCGCGGTCCCGCGTGGAGATAGATGGTGGGGACGAGGATGAAGACCCCGCCGACCTCTTCTTTGCCAGACCGAACTAGGGATTATGCCGAGGCGGTGGCCTCGGGTGAGATTGTCGCCGGGCCGCATGTCCGCAACGCCTGCCAGCGTCATCTGGACGATCTGAAGCGCACCGATGGCATATGGTTCGACCAGGAGGCGGCTAGCCGGGCATTCGGCTTTTTCGAACAGGTCCTGAGATTGTCCGAGGGGCAGTTCGAGGGGCTTCCGTTCCAGCTGCACGAGAGCCAGGCGTTCATCATCGGATCGCTGTTCGGATGGAAGCGGGCGAACAGCATGCGGCGGTTTCGCCGGGCCTATATCGAGCAAGGCAAGGGTAACGGCAAAAGTCCCCTCGCTGGCGGCATCGGCCTTTATGGCATGACGGCCGACGGGGAATCTGGCGCCCAGATTTACGCGGCGGCGGCGAAGAAGGAACAGGCGCAAATCCTGTTCCAGGATGCCTGCAAGATGGTGCGCGCGGCCCCGGCTCTGGGCAAGCGGCCGCCGGCCCGCCGCGGC